GACCGGCGCGCGTGGCCGCAAGTAATGGATAGGGGGCTTAAAAATGGGAGCGCGCGGTCCTGTTCCTGAACCTACAAACATAAAAATAGGCAAGGGAAATCCTGGCAAGAGGGCGCTGAACACGCGCGAACCCAAGCCAACATCGGGGATACCGCCGAGGCCGCCGTGGGTAAAGGGGCATGCCAGGAAACTCTGGGACCAGCTGACTCCGGAGCTGCACAAGGCTGGCCTGCTGACCAAGATCGACGGCGAGATGTTCGGGGGACTGTGCTGGCTGCACCAGCAGTTCATCCTGGACGCCAAGGCGTGCAAGGGAAAGGGCCGTACCATCACCGCTCCGTGGGGGGCCGAGCTTCCGCGCCCAGAGCTGGGTATGGCCGCGCGTCACCTGAAGATGCTCAAGGACTTCTGCCAGCTTTTTGGCATGACCCCCTCGGCGCGCTCGCGAATACAGCTGCCCGGCCAGGAGGGCCAGAGCGACCTCTTCGACGATTTCATGAAGGAGATGATGAAGGTTGCCTAAGCGTCCCGGAACCCTCCAGACGCTTCTGCGTACGGCGAAGCGCGAGGGCTGGGTACAGTGGATACGCTCCGAGGCCGACGAGCATGCGCTCCTCAACGGCTGCCGCTTCAGCGACAAGCGGGCGCAGTTCGTAGTCAAATTCTTTGAGACGTTTCTCCGCCACTCGACCGGCGAGTGGGCTGGCAAGCCGTTCACGCTGCTGGATTGGCAGCGCGACGACCTCGTCATGCCGCTTTTTGGCTGGCTGCGCGAGGACGGCACCCGCCGCTTCCGCCGCGGCTACTGCGAGGTGGCCAAGAAAAACGGGAAGTCGGCCATCTGCTCGGGCATAGCCCTGGTGCTGCTGGTGGCAGACGGCGAACCCCGCGCCGAGGTCTGTTCAGCGGCCGCCGACCGAGACCAGGCTGGCCTGGTGTTCGATGAGTCGGCGCGGATGGTCCATGCCTCTCCGGCGCTGGAGGCCCGCTGCGAGGTCATCCCCTCGCGCAAGCGGATTCTGTACAAGCCCTCGTGGTCCACGCTTCAGGCGCTCTCGGCCGACGTGCCCACGAAGGAGGGCCTCAACCTCTCGGGGCTGATTTTCGACGAACTGCACGCACAGAAGTACCGCAACCTGTACGACACCCTGAGGTACGCGGGCCGGGCCCGGCGGCAGCCGCTCATGTTGGGCATCACCACGGCGGGAGTGGACCGCAAAAGCATCTGTTACGAGCAGCGGCAGTACGGCGAGCGCATCCTGGACGGCAGCATTCATGACGACGCTTTTTTCGTCCTCATCTATGCCGCCGACGAGAAGAAGGACGACTGGAAGGACCCGGCGACCTGGCGCAAGGCCAACCCCTCGATGGGCGTCACCATCAAGGAGGAGGACATCGCCTCGGACTGCCGCGAGGCGCAGCTTGAGCCGGCCAAGGAAAACAGCTTCAAGCGCTACACGCTGAATCTCTGGACGGAACAGGTAACCCGCTGGATGCCCGCCGAGACCTGGACCAAGCCGGGTAACTGCCGCGTGGTGCCCATCGAGGACCTGAGGGGACACGAGTGCTGGGCGGGCCTGGACCTGGCCAGCAAGGTGGATATCGCCGCGCTGTGCCTGTGCTTCCGGCGGCCGGCCGATGATGTCCCTCTAGATGGCGGGCAGCTGACCATCGGAGAGGACGGCTCCTTGGAGCTGCCGGAAAATCCCGTCGAGGCCTACCTGTTCTATTGGTGGTTCTGGGCCCCGGAGGAGGGCTGGCGGCAGCGCGAGGCCAAGAAGGGCGGTGACTTCGGGCGCTGGGCCAAGGATGGGTTCATCACCTTGACGCCGGGCAACGTCATCGATTACGGCTTCATCCGCAAGCAGATCAACGAGCTGGGCAAGGACTTCAGCCTGCAGGAGATAGGCTTTGACCCCTGGAACGCCACGCAGATCGCCACGGAGCTGGGCGAGGACGATGGATTCCAGATGGTTGAGATGCGACAGGGCTACAAGACCATGAGCGAGCCCATGAAAAAACTCATGGCCCTGGCCCTGGAAGAACAGTGCATCCATGGCGGAAATCCCATCATGAAATGGATGGTCTCCAACGTGGCTGCCCGCACTGACGCTAACGAAAACATCGCCCCGGACAAGGAAAAGTCCGGAGACCGGATCGACGGAGTGGTGGCCGCCATCCTGGCGCTTGGACGGGCCATGGTCGCCAAGTCTGGTACCAGCGTCTACGAGGATAGAGGAATTCAAACCGTATGAGGAAATGGCTTCAAGAGCTAATAAGCCTTCGGGATGTGTTCGTCTTCGGCGGCCTGGCGCTGGTGGGCTCGGGACTCTGGATGCTCCTGCCCGCATCCGCCCTCATCGTGGTGGGCGGAATACTGTTCCATATGGGCATGAGAGGAGGCCGGAGTGGGAATTCTTGACCGGCTACTGAGGCCTCAGCCTCAGGCCAGCTCCACCCGCGGCCCCATGGATGACTTCTGGTACTCTCCAGTGTCCGGACCCAGCTCCGCTGGGCTGGCGGTGAGCGAGGATTCATCTCTTCAGTGCTCGGCGGTGTGGGCCTGCGTGAGCATCATCGCCCGCGCGGTGGGCGCCCTGCCCTTTCATCTTTATGAGCGTACCGGGGAAAGGAGCCACACGCCGGCCACCAGCCATGCCCTCTACGGGCTGCTCCACGACCAGGCCAATTTCCTCATGACCGCCCAGGTGTTTCGGGAAACCCTGACCCAGCACGTGCTGCTGTGGGGCAACGGCTATGCTTACATCGACTGGACCAGCCGGGGCACCCCCAGGGCACTGTGGCCTCTGCGTCCGGACATGGTCGAGCCGCGGCTTGAAAACGGACGCCTGTTGTACCGCTGCACCTTCTCCAGCGGGGATTACAGCTCTATGAATTTCCGGAACATGATCCCTATTCCGGGGCAAAAGGGCTTTCAGGCAGACCTCGACCCAGCGGACGTTCTACATATCCCAGGCATGGGATTCAACGGAATCACCGGCTATTCGGTCATCGGCAAGATGCGCAACGTCATCGGCCTGGCCATGGCCGCCGAGAACTACGCGGCGCGGCTCTTCGCCAACGACGCCCGGCCATCCGTGGTGATCGAACACCCCGGAGTGCTCAAGAAGGACGCCCGCGACAATCTGGGAAAAAGCTGGCGAGCGAACTACGGCGGTTCGGATAAGGCCGGAGGGACGGCCGTCCTCGAAGAGGGCATGAAGGTAAAGGAAGTCGGCTTTCCGCCCAAGGACGCGCTGTGGATTGAGTCGCGCAAGTTCAGCGTCATCGAAATTTGCCGCTGGTTCCACGTTCCGCCGCACATGGTGGCCGAGCTCGAGCGCTCTACAAACAACAACATCGAGCACCAGGGTATTGAGTTCGTGGTTCACACGCTCATGCCCTGGCTGGTGCGATGGGAGCAAGGAACGGGCCTGCGGCTGATCAGCCAGACTGGCCGCTACTTCGCGAAGTTGAACGTGTCCGGCCTGCTGCGCGGCAGCATCAAGGACCGCACCGACGCCTACCGTGCGTTCGTGGATATGGGGGCGCTCAACCCCAACGAGGTCCGGGAGCTGGAGGACTGGAACCCATACGACGGCGGCGACGAATATCGCAGACAGGTGAACACTCAGCCCGTCGGCGCTGTTGGTGGAGGTAAAAACGAATGAAGGACCCCGTGAAGCTGATGCGCAACATGATCTCGCCCAAAGGTGGCCGGCGCGCCTGGTATTCGATCACGGCCGGCACCAAGGAAACCGAAGTCCGCATTTACGACGAAATCGGCTGGTGGGGAACTACGGCCAAGGGCCTGGTGCAGCAGATTACGGCCATCAAGACTCCGGTCATCAGGCTGCGCATTCACTCGCCGGGTGGAGATGTCTTCGAGGCCGCGGCTATCTTCAACGCCCTGAAACGCCACGAGGCCCGCGTCGAGGTGCATATAGACGGGCTGGCCGCCTCGGCCGCTTCGTATATCGCCCTGGCCGGCGACGTGGTGCGCATGGCCAAGAACGCCTTCTTCATGATTCATAACCCGTGGAGCTTTGCCGTCGGTGACGCCGAGGAACTGCGCAAGGCTGCCGACATCACGGACAAGATCGGCGAGTCGATGGCCGAGACTTACGCCGAAAACTCCGCCAAGACCCTGGATGAAATCAAGGCGCTGATGGCGGACGAGACCTGGTTCAACGCCCAGGAGGCCCTCGACGCCGGTTTTATCGACGAGATCGAGGGCGAGAATGACATAGAAGCGAAATTCGACATGTCTGTATTCAGCCATGCTCCCGAGCAACTCCAGCCGCGCGCGGGACGCGACGCGGACCCGGAGCCGCCCTCGGAGAGAGACGTTGAACGAATCCTGCGGGACGCCGGATTCAGCCGGAGGCAAGCCGCCGCCATCGTGGCGGAGGGCTACCAAGCAGCGGATCAGCGGGACGCTGATATCGATGCCAAGGCAGACGCCGGCACGGTTGAAGGAGACGAGGCTGGGGAGGTGGAGACGCCAGCGGCGCCAGCGGCGCCAGCGGCGCCGCCGGCTTACTTGGGCGCGGCGGAACTCCTGGAGCTCCTGGCCGCTAACTGACAAGCAGCACTTGACACTTGCTGGCACGACCGCCTTCGGGCGGTTTTTTCGTGCCCGGAGGGAAGAAGAGATGAAGAAGCAAATACGAGCGCTTCAGGAGCAGCGGACCGAGCTCCTCAATGAGGCGGCCAGGATATACCGAGCCGCCATCGATGAAAAACGCAAGCTGACCGAGACCGAGGAGCAGCGCATTGAGTCTCTCACGGCCCAGGCCAAGACCATCAAGGACACAATCGCCGTCCTTGAGGAAATTGGCGACGAGGGCGAGGCCAGGATCCCCGGCTTCGTGGCCGGCTCCCTAGCTGGGAATAACGACAATACTCAGCCCCAGCGCGGCCCATTCAGCTCCTTCGGAGAGCAGATACGGGCAATTTATCAGGCGTCGCGCGGAGACGTGGACCCGCGCCTGCTCGCCGTGAATTCCTCGGCTTCTGGGGGATCGGCCAGGCAGTCCGACGATGCTGGTTTCCTGATTCAGCCCGAGTTCGTCCAGGAACTGTTCAGCGTGTCCGAGTCCATTCAGGACGGGCTGGGCGAGATTCTGGGCCGTTGCAGCTCCACCACGCTGGGGCCGAACGCCAACAGGCTGGTCGTCCCCTATATCGAGGACGCCAATTACTCCGACGGTAGCCGCTTCGGCGGCGTGCAGATCTATTGGGCCGGTGAGGCGGACAAGGTTACTTCGACCAAGCCCAAGATCGGCAAGTGGGAATGCCAGGTGGAGAACCTGGACGGCCTGGCCTATGCCACGGA